CCAAACACAAATATTCCAAATTTTTACGAATTCAAAAATAACACACCCTTATCAGAATCAAATACATTAGGTTTTGCTGCAAGATGTGAAGGTAGAAAGAATCCACACTATTTAGATGGTTTGAAATCTTACATTTTTACTAATTCAGTAGAATTTAACACAATTTGGAAAGAAGGTGTGAAGATTGATACTTCTAAATCAAAATTATATCACTATAAACCCGAATTCAAAAAAATGTTTTATACTATGGATTGGGGAATATCGCATTCTTGTTTTACATCCGAACCATTTGGGTATAGTATATTTGAAGCAGTTGATAATGGTAAATTACCAATAATTCACAAAGACTGGTGTAGGGATTTGGAATATCCATATCGTGCATCATCTAAAAAGGAATTTAATGATATTTATAGTAAGTTAATAAATACGGATTATGATGAACGAAATCATTGGTTCAATGAAATTAAATCATATATGATAAATAACTTCACCGATAAAGATAAATGGGTAGACCAATTACTTTATATTTATAATAATATAGGAAACAAATAAATGGCAACATTAACATCAGGAAACACATTAAGTCTAAATAGTTTAGCTTCAGCAACAGGTCAAACTACTAAATCGTTATCAGCAGCAAAAGGAAACACAACTGGTCCAATCGCAATGTCATCATTCGCAATCGATTCAGTTGGTTCTATTAGTGGATACACTTATGCAGTAGAAGGGACTTCTGAGGTATATACATTAGGATTTAGTGGAGATGGTTCTAATTTTAGTAGAATTAGTGGAAGAAGTGCAAATTTTACATGGAGTGTTCCTGCAGGTAGTTATATTTCATTAACTACTAATAATGGTGCAAGTGCAACATTTACTATTTCAAATATGAATCCACAAGCACCAGGAACTCAAACTTCTTTGATGGGGATTCAAACCCATACAATTCGTTCTGTATTTGCAGATGGATTTAATGACCATGCAACTGGATACAATTCAAATAAAGATAAGACAGTTTATTCGGTAGATTCATATGATGGTAACTCAACTGCGTTGTGTTTAACAATCGATTCTCCAGTAATGTTATCGGATGGAACAATTGTAGAGGCAGGAGATTTGAACGAAGGAGATACCTTAAAAGGATTCTCTATTAGTGGATTAGGAACTGATTCCGATTCAACATTTTTAGATTGGTCTACATCTGAATTATCAAAAACTGAAAAAGATGTAACTATTGTTGGTTTAACATATTCATTCGCATCTCGTTACTATAATATCAATGGTGGTGAAGTTACTGCAACATCAGAACACCCTATGTTAGTAAAAGATTCAGTTAGTGGAGATTATTTATTCAAAGAAATGTTCAACTTAGTCATTGGTGATAAGTTAATCAAAGGTGATGGAACTGAAGTTGATATTACAGATATTGATACTATTGAAAAAACAACTGAAATTGTATCTATCGATGTTGAAGATGAAGATACATATATGGTTAATGGGTATATTACTCACAACAAAGGTGGAAACTCTCATACAGATTTAGCAACACCAGGTGCACCAACATCATTAGCATACTCATCTCCATTTGTAAGTTGGACAGCACCATCATCGGTAGGAACAACTGGTATTACTGCTTACGATATTGATATTGATAACAATTCTGATTTCAGTTCACCTACATATTCTTACACAGAGTGGAGTGATTCTAATATAGAAGTTAACACTTTATTGAGTGCAGGAACATGGTATATTAGAGTTAGAGCAATCGATCAAGGATTAAAAGGAACATACGCAACATTAACATTTGTTAGATAATTTTTTTACGTTTGAAGAAAACCCATATATTTATATATATAGAATAACAAATTAACAAATTAGAAAATGGCAGAACAAATTAAGTTTACAGACGAAGAAATTCAAAAAATTAACCAATTGAGACAAGATGTATCTAATGTATTTTATCAGTTAGGACAAATTTCAATTGAGAAAAAAAAGTTAATTGATGAGGTAACAGAAAACGAAAAAGAATTGTTTCAAAAACACACTGAACTAATAGAATTTGAACAAACTTTGTTCAAAGAACTTAATCAAAAATATGGTGATGGTGATTATGACCCAATTACTGGAGTATTTACACCAAAACCAATTCAAAATAATGTTGAAGAATTATAAAAAATATTCTTTACAAAAAGAACATAATACTTATATGTGTAACATTACACTAAAAAATCTAACAGGAGTAATATAAAATGGCAGAAAAAATTGTATCACCTGGTGTATTTACGAGAGAAAACGACCTTTCTTTCTTATCACAAGGTATTGGAGAAATAGGAGCAGCAGTAATAGGACCTTTCGCTAAAGGACCTGCTTTCGTTCCAACTATCGTAAACACACAATCAGAATTTGAATCAATATTTGGAGTACCAAATGGAGATTACTATACGGGATATACCGTACAAAATTACCTTCGTGAAGCAGGGACAGTAACTATTGTTCGTGTTGGACATGTAGGTGGATACACTCAATTGGGAACACAAGGTATTGCTATCAGTGGTTCAGAAGGAACTACATTAGTAGGTGTATTAAAATCTACTGATAAATGGACAACTTCTGGAAACGGAGATGCTATAACTGCATCTATCGATGCACAACCATCTGCTTCTGCTTTCAGTATTACATTAGAAGGTTCAGATTCAGCATATGATTTAGAAATATCTGCATCAGTTTTAGCATCAGCTGGAAATGATTTATCAGATGTATTTGGTGAATCTCCAAGAGGAACTAAAGGTGTATATGTATCTCAATATTTTGAGAACGCAGCATCTACTTCTGAATTATTATCTGATGGTGCAGAAATTGTATTAGTTGATTTAGATGAACAAAGTTTTGAAGGACAAGATTGTTCTTATGCATCAACACCATGGATTCAATCACAATTGATTTCTGGACAAAGAAGTAACTTATTCCGTTTACATACTTTAGGTGATGGTTCAAACTATAACAAAGAATACAAAGTTGCTATTTACAATGTAAAAGCAGCAGGTGAATCAAACGCAACTGATTACGCTACATTCTCTATCTCACTTAGAGGTTTCTCTGATACTGATAGAAGAAAATCTGTATTAGAAACATATAATAACGTTAACTTAGACCCTGCATCTCCAAACTACATTTTAAAAGTAATTGGTGATAGAAACGTAACTATCGATGCAAATGGTAAACAAACTGAAAATGGTGATTATGCAAATCGTTCTAAATTAGTTAGAGTAGAAGTTGCAGCAGAAGGTTCATTCCCAATCATCGCAGGACCATTTGGACATGATGCTTACTTATCTCCAATCGCAGGAGCAGATGATATAACTCCAGCAGTTATATTCTCAACTGGTTCAACTGAAAATACAGCATCATCTGCTACAAAATATAGTGGTATTGATTTAGAAACAACTTCAATTAAAATTGATAACGCACATTTCTTAGCACCGATACCAAACGGAGCTGAAAATGGTTCAAACACTGCATTTGCATTTGATACTGAACATGAATATGAATTAACAGGTTCTGCTACAATTGATGTAAACAAAAGACAATTCATTGTTGGTTTTCAAGGTGGATTTGATGGTGTAACACCAACTATATCTAATGATAAAGGAACTGATATATCTTCAGGTAACTCTCAAGGATTTAATTTAGGAACTTCAACTGCAAGTGGTTCAGTTGCTTATTTGAAAGCAATCAACGCAGTATCTAACCCAGATGATTTTGATATCAACTTAGTAGTTGCTCCTGGTATTGTAAGATACCACCACTCTTATGTTTTTGATAAAATTATTGATATGGTTGAATCTCGTGAAGATGCATTCTTTATCGGTGATGTAACAGGACCATCAGAAGGACAAGATTTAGCAGTAGAACAAGCACAAGCAGTAGATTCTAACTATGTTGGAACTTATTACCCTTGGGTTAAAACAATCGATAGAAACACTAATAAATTAACTGCAGTTCCACCATCAGTATTGATGCCAGGAATATATGCTGCTAATGATGCTATTGCAGCAGAATGGTTCGCACCTGCAGGTTTAAATAGAGGTGGTATCGTAGGTGCTGTTTCTGTATTAGATAGATTAACACACTCAGAAAGAGATTTCTTATATGAGAACAAAGTAAACCCAATCGCTTCTTTCCCTGGAGAGGGTATCGTTGCTTTCGGACAAAAAACATTACAAGATAAATCATCTGCATTAGATAGAATCAACGTAAGAAGATTACTAATCAAGGTTAAGAAATATATCGCTTCTACATCTCGTTACTTGGTATTTGAACAAAATACTGCAACGACTAGAAACAGATTCTTAAATACCGTAAATCCTTACTTAGATGGAATCCAACAAAGACAAGGTTTATATGCTTTTAGAGTAGTAATGGATGAATCAAATAATACACCGGATGTAATCGACAGAAACATATTGGCTGGACAGATTTTCTTACAACCAACAAAAACTGCTGAATTCATCGTATTAGATTTCAACATCTTACCAACCGGAGCATCATTTACAGCATAAGAATTTAAAAAAAACAAAACATTATATTTATTAGTATAATAGGAGAAAATAAAAAATGGCAGAAGTATTAGAATTTAACGATATGTTTTATACCAATTTCGAACCTAAAACGAAAAATCGTTTTATCATGGAAATTGATGGTATCCCGTCATACCTTATAAAAACAGCAAACAGACCAAGTATTCAGTTTGAAACTATAACACTTGACCATATCAACGTTAACAGAAAGTTGAAAGGTAAAGGAACTTGGCAACCAATAGATATTACTCTATTTGACCCAATCGTTCCGAGTGGTGCACAAGCAGTAATGGAATGGGTTCGTTTATCACACGAATCTTTAACAGGTAGAGATGGATATGCAGATTTTTACAAAAAAGATATTCAGTGTTACTTATTAGGACCAGTTGGTGATAAAATTGAACAATGGACTCTAAAAGGTGCATTTATTCAAAACGCAGTATTCAATGATTTAGATTGGTCATCAAATGATGTTGTCGAAATCACTCTTACTTTAGAATATGATTACGCAGTTCTAGAATTCTAATCTCTCTATATATACAAA